TCTGTTTGACGGATACGGCCACGTTCGCGAGGTAATTCTCAACACCGTCTCGAAGGCGGCGCTCACAGCGAACCTTGTCATCAACGCGGAATTTCCCGGTACAATCACCGTTCTGCTGAACATCCCGCAAGGACCGTATCGGCAATACGTCCGGCTCCCGGCGAACAAGGGAATGCTGTACGAGTGGTCTTTGCAGGGTAGCGGTCTAGACTTCGGCCTGTTCGCCTGCGATCTGCACGTGAAAGGGTGGAGAGAATCGGCGTATCGGATTGCTGCGCCGTTCTCGGAATAACATGCAGGCCGACGAGCAGTTCGTTAAAGACACCCTTGCGAGCCTCGCCACACGTCAACGCAAGAAACTGAAGATCGCACACGTGCTGCACGACGCGACCGGATTTTACATGCTCGATATCGATATCTCGGCTCCGACCCTCGCGGAACTCCAGGAGTGCATGCTCGTCGCGCTGGAAGCGATCCCTGCTGACTCGATCATGAAACCGGCGCCAGAAGCTCGCTGGCGTGAATTCTTGGACGGCGGGTTCGTGGAAAGCAAACTCGTCTCCACCCCGCTTGGCCGGCGCGGCATCATTGGCATCTTCGTGCGGAGCGTTCTGTGAGCGGCTACGTCTTCACGCCGCATCCGGTCCCGAACCCGGAATGGTTCGAGACTTACGCCGACGACGGGTTCTTTGTAGCGGTCCCCAACACAACACTGCGCTATTTCATCGCACAAGCCGAGGTCGGGGTCGATGAAGACACCGGTAATCTGATGATCTGGAAGTCTGCCGATTCCGGCGTGACTTGGACACAGATCGTCAACAGTTCGGACTATTCGGCAACGAACCTGCCGGCTGTTGCGCTCGTCGGAAGCATCATTTACATCGTACTTTTCGACACCGATATATCGCCCAGCAACACGTGGGGAATGTATCGATTTCAGACTGGATCGGACACGTTCCTGACGGACGATTACGCGGGGCCGACCGACGCAGGTGGCAATTCCCGTACCCCACAACTGGTTCCTTGGATGGACGGCTCGCTCCTGTTCATCTACGGTGTAGGAAAGGCATCGATCTGGACCGCGCCCGGTTCCTGGGGCACTCCGTTCACTTTGAACAATGCTGGGGGCGACCCGTTTCCACTGTGGGCGCTGCGTGAAACTACAACCGACCGAGTTCATGCCTTCTATTTCGATGGAAGCACGACGCTCGATCACGTCTCGGTAGACAAGCCAAATACGGTCAACACGCTCCAGACATTGGTAACAAACGCAGGTTATTTTCCCACTCAGCAGCAGTACGTCGGCATGCCGTCGATGTTCGACGCCTTCAGCCAGATCATCTTGCCCTACTTAGATCTGACCGATGGACTCCTACACGTCCAGCGGGGCATGCAAGCCGACAATCCGACATGGACGGATGAGGTGATCGATACCAGCGCGTTGACGGCGGCTGGTTATCAGATCGGCTGTCAACTCCCGGTCGGGTTCTTCATCACCGGCTACTACTTCCCCGCAGCAGCGGTCCAGATCGGATCTACGCTGTACATGATCTTCTGCGTAAACAACGGAGGAAATTCAACCACCGTCCAGGGTTTGCTCTGCGAGTCGCACACCACGGCGGGTAGCAATGGGTGGAGCACACCCACCGTGATCATGCAGCCCCCAGGCCCGACCTTCTTCCTGAGCCCCTTTCCTCAGGCGATCTCGGCGACGAAGTTCGGTCTGATGACTGCAAATATACTTGCACCCCTCGCGGTCGCCGGTAGTCCAGACCCCTACGCAGTAGCGATCACAACTTCTGTCACGCTGGCGGGCACTCCGGACTTTATCCTCCCGCCAGATAACTCGATTATTCAGCACGCGGGCACAGGGACCACGTTAACCGGTACCGTCGATACAACGTTGTCGAATGACCTGACTGCAAATCTGTTCTTGAATGGGACACAGGTCGCGACGATCACAATACCGCATACAACCGGAATGGGCGACACGGTCACCGTGGATATCAGCGCGATCTCGTTCGTGGTGGGCGACGTGGTTTCGTGGACGCTCTCGGGGTCCGGTAGCGGGTCGGCAACCTTCGTCGCAAACTACGAGAGTCCGACGCCCAGTCTGCCACCGAGCCTCAAGTACCAATCGCTCACGATGTGGTACTTCGAGCCGGGAACCGAACCGCTCTCGCTCACCTGCCCGACTGGCACCGCTCAGGTGGGCGTGCCCTACAGTTCATCTTTCACCGCGACGGGCGGGACACCTCCGTACACCTTTGCCATCATCGCTGGCGCACTCCCACCGGGGCTAACTCTCAACACCAGTACCGGACTCGTCAGCGGAACGCCAACTGCATTCTCAATCTATTCCTACACCGGGCAGGTAACCGATTCGCTGGGAGCAACGCAGCAGACCACGTGCTCGATCATTGTTTCACCACCGCCGCTCATGCTTGCTTGTCCCTCCAGCACGTCCGCTGTGGGTACGCCGTACTCCAGCGCTCTGATCGCCACCGGAGGCCAGCCACCGTACACCTTCGCAATAATCGCCGGTTCGCTGCCTCCCGGCCTCGCCTTGAACACCAGTACAGGCGTCATATCAGGCATCCCCACGTCCAACGGAAATTACCCGTACACCGCACAGGTCACCGACTCGGCGGCGAACACCGCGACGGCGATGTGCTCGTTCTCGGTCGCCAACTGCGGGCCAACCGGGCTGACGCTGGGCCAGTCCACGCCGATACGGTAGCCTGAAGCATGCCCGCATCGCTCGGTAGCCGCACATTCCTAGGGCAACCGGGGCTGCACCCCGACGTCATCCGGCGCCTGGACGGGATATTTAAATCGCTGTCCAACCAGGACACGGCGATCGCAGCGGTCAAGGCGGGCGCGGTGACTCCGGCACAGTCGAGAGCTATCGCCAACCAAGCCGTCGCATCGGTGCTCGCCTCGCAGAACCAGCAAAACAACCAGAACACTGGCGCGCCAGTCACCATTCTGTTCACCGATGGCCCACTCAACCCCATCGGCGGCACGTTCGTAATCGCCAAGGCTGGAGTGTTCGCCGCTACCCTAGTCGCGCCTCAGACGGCCAATGGAGCGTTTCTCCGCGTATCCTCCAGTGGCAATTTTTCTCACACGATTACAACCGCAAACCTCTTGCTCGCCGGTGCGGCTGGCAACAGCGTTGCGACCTTCCCGCCGCACGCCGGAGCTGGCTTGACGCTCATGGCATTCAACGGTGTTTGGCTGGTCCAAGCCATCGTCGGCGCGGTCGTCTTCATGTAAAAGGTGTAAAATAAGGCGCATGCAGACGCAGAACCCGGTTTTCAACACTCCGTTTAGATCGTCGTATCTTGCGGTCAGCATCCAAGTCACCACGACTCCCCAACTCCTCAGCACCGTTATCGAGACGATGCTTGGCCGACCTGTAGGGACGCTGGCTAAAATCTGGCGTGAGATTCAATGGCAGGTGGACCCCGAGACCAGCCCTGGCCTTACAGTCCGTTTGGGAAATGGAAACTTGGGGAATACGCTCAATGGAGTAGTCCAGAAGGGCATCTCGCTCGTGGGCCAGTCCGATACCTCGCGGGCTCCGATGGACAACGTTGACATCTCTCTCATGTGGGTTCAAGCGGTCAGCGGGACTCCGGTGATGAACTTGCAGTTCTGGTCGTAAATTATGGCCTCCTACGGAAACCCACTGTCGGGCACGATTCAAGCCCCTCCCGGCACCGGCGGAAATTCTATGACAAATTTCCTCCAGTCGCTCACCGGAGTCTTGTCAAAGGGCGGCCAAGCGACGTTCGGGCTCGGCCAGGACGCATACCAGCAGGGCATCCAAGACTACGGGCCGGCGCTCAGCTACTGGAACGACATCCTGAGCGGCAACAAATCTCAGATGGAATCTGCGATCGCGCCAGAGAAATCGGACATCCTCTCGCAGTACCGTGCGCGGCGCCGGAGCATGGCCGCGTCTTCGCCGCGGTCTGGTGGCACGAACGAAGCGGTCGCCAATTCTGAGTTTGCGGAGGCCGGCGACGTGGCTAGCTTGCTCCAGAAGTTGCGCCCGCAGGCCGCGAAAGAGAGCGCGGGGATCGCCGGGCAGATCGGACAGTTGGGCTTGTCCGAATCGCAACTGGGCAACGATCAGTTGTTCCAATCGTTCGCCGGGGCCTTGCAGCAGCGCGGCCAGAACATTCAGCAGCAGCAGATGGAGTACCAGTTGACCGACACGCTAATTTCCGCTTTGATCTAGGAGGCCCATGGGATTGCTCACGAGCATGGCGGGCGGGGGTGATGATTCGGGGCTCGGAGGGCAACTCCTCAAGTCTTTGAAGAAGAAACGCAAGCAGGAGACCAAGCCCAGCGATCAAACCTCGGGCGACGTGCAGGACTCATACCACAAGGGCGGGCGCGTTCGCAGGACAGGGCCAGCGCGACTCAAGAAGGGCGAGCAGGTTCTCACAAAGAAACAGGCAAAGCGCTACCGGAAGACGCGGGGCAAATGAGGGATCATTGGGTCTCAGGTACGGACTTCTTTGCTTACGTTTCGCGGTTCCCAAAGAGGGTCCCACGAATTCGCGGGTATCATCCCAGGATGGATTTGCTCTCAGTGGGTTGGCGCGCTTATTGTCGGATTACGGGTAAATGGGACTCTTAACGAATCTGATCGACGCCGAACTGACCAAGAAGCGCGATGAGCGCGTGGCAAAGCTCAACGCCTACGCCTCGATGCTGGGCATGCCCGACGACAAGGTTGCGCCCGAGAAGAAAAACCAGTACCTTCAGTTGCTCACCGGCGAGGCTCCGAAGGGCGGCAAGGACCTGCTGCAGCTCATGGGCCCGCACCTGCTGAAGATGGGCGGTAAATCGAAAACCGAACAAACCGCGCAAAAGGCGCAGGAGTCACCCGGCGATGCGGATCTCGTCAGCCCCGATCCGAACGCGCCAAAGAAGCCCGCGGCGTCCGAAGGTTCCGGCGGCCCATTCCGCTCGACTGAAGAGCAGGAGGCGATGCGCGACCGCGAGGAGAAGCGGAAGAACGCGCTCGAAATCGAGAAGTCCACTCGTGAGTACGAGGCTAAGAAAAAGGTCGACATCCTCCAGCGCCAAATTGAGCGGCAGCAGGATCAGCAGTACATTTCAGAAACTCTAAAGGCGCGAGACGCTGGAAATATCACCGAAGAGGAAGCTCAGTACCGTATCGGCAAAGGAGCGCCAGCGGATCGCAAGCCCGAGCGCGGCGTGATGATAATGCCCAACGGTCAGAAGATTTATGGTGTCATCAGCCAGAAAGATCCGAATATTCTACTGATTCCGACAGGGGACCCAAATAAACCGTCTCAACCGCTAGCGACTCCTGCGATGGGACGCCTGGCGACGGTCGAGGAGTATGAAAAGGAGTCCAAACCGCCAGCCAGCAGCGAGAAGGCCAAGGATGACCAGCGGGCATTCGACGCTTACAAGGAACGTCATAACATCCCGACTGAACGGAAGCTAACAGCGTCCGAAGAACAGAAGGCGCTGGCTGAAGGCAAGCAGGGCGAAGAATCTCCCGATACCAAAGCGCTGCGCGAGGCAACGCTGGAATCCACGCGTGAGCGAATCCGTAAAGAGCGCGAGGAGCGCAGTACTACTCCCAAAGAAATCAATCCTGGCACCCGCGAATACCGCATCGCTCAAGATCTCGCGTACGGCCGGCTGACCATGCAGGAGTTCCGCTCGCTCACTGCCTACAGTCGCGACACGAATAAAAAAATGGACATCTACGACAAGGCTACGCAGTTGAACCCGGCGTTCAACCCAGCGACCTTTGAGATGGGCTACAAGTTGGCCAGCAACCCGCGTGTCCAACAGCAACTCGCTTCCCTGGATAACGTCAAGATGGGTGTGGACGATCTATTGAAGGCGTCCGATGCTGCCACGCGAACCGGCTCCACGCTGCTCAACAAGGCGGTCATCCCGGGCGGGATCGCAATTGGAAACAAAAAGTATTCGAACTTCGCCACAGCTCGCACCGCGTTCGCCGATGAACTGTCCGGTGCTCTAGGCTATGGATCGGCGACAGATATGTCGCGGGAGATGGGCTTCAGCATGACGGACGCGAATCTGAGTCCTGAAGCGTTTCGCTCGGCGATTCAGGATATCGTCATGCCGTTCGTGGAGCGCAAGAAAGCCAGTTTGCTACATCAGATGGGTCCATACGGCGAGCAGGGCATGAATCCCTCAGCGAGCCCTGATGCCGGAGTGCAGCGGCCAGCCGGGGTTAAAACCGTCAACACAAAGGCTGATTATGATGCACTTCCGAAGGGTGCCAAGTACATCGACTCCCAGGACGGCAAAACGTACACCAAGAGCAAGTAATGCCCAACAGATTCGGGGATGAACCGGAGGCCGCTACCGGGACGGTAAACCGTTTCGGTGATGCGTTGGCTGACGCTCCAAAGACCGCAGACAAACCCAACGCTCCCGAGATGGGATTCGGCCGTCGGATGCTTGAAACCGGCATCGGCATGGCGAAAGGGTTGGGCCACACCGCAATCGGGCTATCAGATGTCGGTCGGACAATCTCAGGCGGCGACTTCTTTGATCGCTTCAGGCCAGAACGAGCCAAGAAAGAAGAAGCGGAGGGGCGTCAAAGGGTTGAGTCGTTTCTAAAACCGTCCAACGCTTCGCAGGAAGCGGGCTATGGAGCAGAACAGATAGGCGAATTCTTTGTTCCAGTCCTTCCCGAAGTGAAGGCCGGAGCGACGGCAGGAAGACTGGGAAAAGCTCTCGTCGCAGCGGGCCGTACTGGCGTAGATGTCGGACTCAAGACATCCGCCCAGACTGGAAGTTTGCAGGAGGGCGCAAAGTCCGGAGCTATTGCCGCTCCGGTTGGCGCAGCATTCGAGGCTTTGGCTCCGAACTTTGCCGGAGTTCTGAAGAAGTGGGCGCTTTCCCAATATGGAAAGGTTCTTCATCCGCTCGGAAACAAAGCGAAGGAAGTAGCCGAAGAACATATGTTGGACATCGTGAGTCGTGGCTATCGATCTGCTGCGGCGCTTACGAAGGAAGGATTGGCCGACAAACTTACAGCCCGATCCGATCAACTCGGAAAACAACTGGAAAACGAGTATGCCAGACTAGATCCGATTGTGAAGACGAAGCTCGCGCCAATCTATAACGATCTGAGTGACTGGATCGATCGCAACGCCTTCACGAAGGCCGGAACGATCAAAGACGAGGCGGTGTTCAATGCCGGCCTCGAGAAAATGAAGTACATTCAGGATTCTCTCGGCCCGTACCTCGGAGACGCTTCTCCCTCGACTGTGCAGGAGGTTCGCAAGGCCCTCGATAAGTATGTCTACTCAAACGGTTTGACTGCCGACCAATCAGCCCAAGCGGGAGCTTGGGTCAGGAAGGCTACAGCGGACGCGATTCGCGGTCAGTTGAATAGCCAGCACGCGACTGTTGCCGCATTGAACAATGAATATCACTTGTTCCGCTCGGTCGCGGAACTGATGCAGCGGAACGTGCGAAGCGACATCGGAAAGCTGCACTTCGCGCGCAACACCGGCTTTGCGGCACGATTCCTGATGGGTGCGGCGCTCGGTGGCGGCGAAGCCCACCGGGAAGGTAGCGACGTCTGGGGTACAGCGAGCGCGGCAGCATTGGGCGGTCTAGCTATGCAAAGTACCGCTTGGCGCACGGTGTCAGCCATTTCCAAGTCAAAGATCGCCGATTTGATTGTTTCCGGCAATGGTGAAGCGGCGGCTAATCTGGCAGCTAGGTTGACCGGGATCACTACAAGACCGTCGCAGTGACAATCACCGCCTCCGCTCTCGCCCGGTTCTACCGATGCGGAGAACTGTACCGCCTGGCCTCCGAGGGCGTACCGCTGCCTCCCACCACGCGCCAATGCGTCAGCCGTGCCGTGCGCCGGGCCATCCAAGCGGACCTCCAGTCCAAGATGGACACCGGAGCGCTGCTCGCAACGCCGGACGCGCGCAGGGGGCTGGAATCCGCCGTGCGTGCCCATCTGGCGGGCGATGTCTACCTGACGGACGCCGAGGCCGCGGCCGGGAACCGGCGCATCTTTGAAACCGTGATGCTCAGTGCCCAGCGGGTGTACCTGATGCACCGGGCGGTCGTGGCGCCGAAGATCCAACCAGCGGCGCTCTCCCGGCCCTTCGAGTTGGTCATCGGCGAGCACTCGGTTACCGGCATCATCGAGATTGAGGAGCCGACCGGCACACGTGCGACGAAGGTTCGGGCCCGGCGCCCAGAGGAAGGCGAGGCTTCGCGCGACCTGTCGCTGGCTATCCAAGCGCTGGCTTTGGAACAGATGGACGGTACGCCGCCCAGCGAAGCCACGGTCGATTACCTGATCGAGGCTAAGGAACTCGCTTACGTTCGTCAGACGGTGGAGTTTGAGGGTGGGATGCTCGCTGCTGCTGAGTCGAGAGTGAAGGCTGCTCTCCAGGCGATAGAGCAAGGGGCGTTCGTTCCGGTAGACTCGCAGGCGTGGTACTGCAGGTCGTGTCAGCTTCGCCCGGTGTGCCGCTATGTGTGATATCCACGATGTCCGGAGATTCGATGCCGCCGAGATTTGACAACGCATTTTCGCAGCAATCCCTTATCTGGTAGATCTCTTTGTGAATACCCTTGGCGTATTCAAAGGCTACCCCGAGTGTCCGATTATTGGCGTAGGGATTTTGTCTGGCGATTTGGTTGAGAGTCGTTAGCAATCTATCGCAAAAATCATCGATTTTAGCAGCACTGCCGAGAATGCCGTAGGATCCTCTCATTGGAAATTATATACTTGACTACCTTCGCAGGCGCTCCATTTCAAACTGTGCTACTGCACTCCGCTACGCGTTTGTACGGGATGAATTCGCCATCGTTGCTCACGTAGCCGTAGTGCTGGATAACGTGAGGCTGGCCGTCACTGCGGGCCTTGTGTTGAGCTTCGTGTATTTCGTAATCGAGCGATTCCCACTCACGCCCAGGCATTCTCTTGTACCAAACACCGCGAAGTTGTTTAGTTTCGTATGCGTCCTGATTGTAGACCGGATAATGCCACGGTCCTTTCGGACCGAACCAGCACCAGCCATCCGTGACCTCCTTAGCTTCTACGTTACTCTCGCGATACCAAGAAAGACCATATGGCGTTGCAGGGAATCGAGGCTTAGCAGGCCGCACCACCCAAGCGGTGAAACGGTGCGGAGGAAGACAAGGTTTCCCATCCGAAAATAGCGCTACTTCGACCGGCTGCCCAAGCGGTGGAGGATTTGAGACGGGGTTCCAACAGCGTGGCAAGGAGGAATCCCAGAAGTCAACGCCAAGTCCAATTTCACAACTTTCATTAATCGGGTCCTGAAATGGAAGTTGAACAATGGCTTCCAGGATTTGCCCGATCTCGAACGTCTCAACCGCTCTTTTTGAGAGTTGATAGACCGGCGCTGGTGTGACTGCTTTGGTATGCACGCGATGGTTAGCGTGGTCCACTTTAGTTACTTCAAGTTGCAATCTCATCATGATGTTTCTCCTTCTTCGGGATTTGTCAATAAGGTAGTCAAGTATATAATTCCCCTCTCATTCGGTGCTCTCCTCTCCGCTGTTCCCCGCCGTGAACATTGCCACGATCTCCCGCTCGATCTGCTCGTCGGTGAACCCCATTGCTCGCAAGCGGGCGCGCAGCACGTCCGACTCCTCGCCTTCCATCTCCAGCAGCGCGTTCGCGTAACTTGACACTGCCTCGGGACCGAGCGGTTTTTCTGGACCGGAGGGCGCTGCGGGGATCTCCGTGAGGCGCAGGAGCGATTGCGCGATGGACTCCAGCGCGATCCGGCAATCGTGCAACTCGATGATCAACTCGCGATTGTCGGCGTGCAGTTCAAGGAGAGTCATCGTTTTTTGTGGTGGCCGTGATCGGAACCTCCGCCTTGTAACACACTCTTGATGACCGAAACCCTCCCGGGAGCAATGGTCGGATCCCGCTTCTCGGTCGCCAAGTCAACCGCCTCATCGGTCTTGCTCTGCTGCCAGCGCTGGGCCTCCGCGCGCTCGGTTTCCTCTGTAGATTCGATGACCGCTCCTGGTGCCTTGCCATCCGCCCACGCTTGCGGTTCAGCGATCACCACGGCGGGCGGCTCCACAGCCGGTTCTGTTCGGCTCCCCGGCTTCGTACGAACGTCTACCAGCTCGCCGGTTGGGGTGCGCATCGTCTCCACGGTGCCTTGTTCGGCCAGTCGCCTAAGGTCCTGGGGATCCGCCTCGCGCCCGTACAAGGGTGAATTCTCGACCAACTCAACCGCTTGCTCCATCACTGGGCAGTACACCGCGCCGTCGATCTCGTACGTGATGTCCGGATCAGGTTTCGGTTCACCTGCGCCGGCCGCGTGGTAGGGCGTGAGCTTCACAGACACCTGATAGCGAATCAGCGGGAACGCGCGTGCCATGTTTAGCGCATTGTCCTCCATCATGCAAGCGAGCACGCGCTGTGACATGATCTTTTTGATCTCGTTACCGTCCACGGCCCGGTATACCTTCTTTGTTTCGAAACTCAAGTGTTACTCCTTGTTATTTCAAAGACCTTTCGATCCGATTCCATCGCGTCTGCACAGGCCAGCGCCTCTTTAATTTGATCGTCGCTTGGAATGTTCTTGCCGTGTAGACAGCGAAGTCTGCACCATTCACGGATGGTCCCGGGAGCCGCTACATCGCGCGCCAGCAGAACAAAAGTCATCTCCGTGGAATATGCGCGGTTAATGCAACTGTTGGGATTGCTCAATTCCTCTGCTTTCCTCACCGCTTTCTCCTCAAGTTCTCCGCGGCCTTGGCGCGCTCCTCCACAATTCCCGGCAGCGTTTCGCGTGCGTAGCGGGTCCAGTACTCGTTGTCAATTTCCTTCCAAAGTAGCCGCGCGTTGCCGCGCGCCAAACCGCGCACAGCCATCGTCACAGCCTTGACGACTTGCAGCAGGCCTTCCCAGCGGGTCAAACGAAGTGCGGGCAGGTGCTCAACGGGAATCGTGACCTCGTGGTAGCGGGACTTGCTCCAGCGCACTTTGATTGCGACCGTCACGAGCGGGAAATCCTTGCGCGGAGGTTGTTCGAAGAACCAAGCGCGGAACAGGCACATCCTCCGCTGCATGTCCGTCTTATCCGGGATGTACGTCGCGTGCAACTCGCCACGCTCTGCCATGTCCTCCAGTTGAGCCATGCGCCGACACAGCGCCGGACCCGGAGTGAACGCCCCCTTGCACAGTGACCCGAAGGCCGACATACCGATCCCGAGCAGCGCGACTACTCGCGATCGCGGCAACTTGACCTTTTCTTCCAGCCCCGCGATCCGCTCGGAAGGCCACTCCGCGACGATCTCGCGGAACTCGTTTGAGAACATTTTGGCCTTTTCGCTCGCTAACATCGGCACATCAACAATGCCTTTCCCCTTCAACTGGCGTCTGAGAACCCCTGGACGGGCTACGGTATAAGCCCAATCGCGCTTTGCAACCCGAAGATCCACACCGCAATCGTAGCAACATCACATCCCGTCAATAGCTTTGCAGATCTCGGCCACATCCCAATCTGTCGGGCTGAGGCTCCGGTATAGCTTCACGTTGCGCCCGTAGAACGCGGTCGTGGTGGCGGGTGGAAGCCCGAATTTCCAGTCGGACCGCAGCGGCAGTAGGATCAGCGTCGGGATTCCCAGGCTCGCTGCCAAGTGCGCAATAGCAGTATCGACGGTCACGATCAGTCGGCACTTCAACATGGTGAGCGCGGTGTGCTCCCAGTCCACGAGCAGCGAGTCGTCTTGCGTCACTCCGCGGGGAGCTTGGGAGACGCCCTCCCGGTGCATGTGCTTTCCCGATGGGACTAGCCCGACGACGCGCTCGCAGTTGGCCGCGAGGTGTTTGCCCACCCGGCTAGCGGTGAGCCTGTCCAGCGAGCGGATCTGGCGCATGACTCCGTTCTCTTCGGCCCGCCAGCAGAAACCGATCCAATCATTGGGCGGCGCCACGAGCCGGCCGCGCGGTTCCCAGTCGAGAGGAGGCGGGATGTCGGCCCACGTCTTCATGCTGTGGACCATCAGAGAAAGGTATGGAGTGCAGTGCGTGTACTGGGCGAGTTCGTCGTACTTGAACTTATGTGAAATCGGTAGAACTCTAGGGAGCGTGTCACCGGTAGACAACCTCCTCCTGAAAACATGGCTGGTATATTCGAACATGCTATCCCACACCAGAATCGTAATCTGTGCGGCAGGCAACCACTCGATCCACCGCAAAAAGTTGAACCCATCGCCGAACCCACCCTCCGGCAGCACGAGCAACCGAGCGTCCGGCTCTCCCTTCCACGCGTGCAATCCCTGAAACGGCGTCCAAGTCTTGTTCAAACGGGCAGCTTCCCAGATGGGCCAGACGAATTGAAACTGCCCCAATCGCATCAAGGAGTATGCGAAGCCCAGCAGCGGTTCCCCTGCAGAGGAAACCGGAACGCCTGATTTTTCGATGCACTCTAGCGCACGCTGAAAGTATGGCGGCGCCTTATCAAACTCTCCTAGGTCCTCGGAGATCTGCCCGAGGTTGGACCACGCTTCTGGGCGCGACAGATCCAGCGACATCGCCCGATGAAGCGTTTCCTTCGCTTCGAGGATCCGCCCCACCCCGCGTTGCGCCGCGGCGTAGTTGACCAGCGCTCCGTATGTGGGCGACTTATCGGCTTCGCGGCGAAGGATTGGAAGCGCCTTGCGCGGCTCGAACGCGGCGAGGTGCTGAAGTGCCTTTGAGCTCAATCTACTTCCACCTCGTACCACCAACGATTAGGCTCGTTTTTTACGACCATAAATCTGCGAGAGTCTTCGGGTAACCGAGGGTCAGCAAGGCAATCGTCGATATATTCTTGCTCCGTTGCCACGCGCTTCACTCTTGCGGGGATAGTCCTCTGGTTGGATCCGTATTCAAATTCAGGCAGATCTACGACGCTGCCGATTATTCGAGGCTCCAAAGATTCCACTATCATATGCTCCCCCAGTAGATAACTTCCGATCCGTCGAACAGAGCTTGCGGAGTGCATCCGATGTGAGTCGACATGAAGCCGTCAACCGCCCGCTGAATTCCCGGATGCGTCTCGTAATCGTCCAAGACAACGACGCCACCGTTCACCAAATGGTGGGACAGCCAATCCAGCGCACACTTCGCAGACAGGTACAGGTCGCAATCCAAGTACGCCAGGACCACGCGGGCATTCTTGATGTCTCGCAAGGTTTCTTCGAAGCGGCCGACGACCGGCATGACGTTGGGGTAGCCACTCAGCACTTCGAAGATCTCCGCTTGCGGCTTGAACTTTCCCGGAGCATCGATATCCAGCCCCTCGATGTAATCCTCCGCTGGGATTCCCTGGAACGTATCGAACGCCCAAACGAATCGGTTCAACTGAGCCAGTTGCACCGTAGTGGCCCCGGCATAGACGCCGAACTCGCAGATGTCTCCCGGGATGTGCTTGCGTTCTTCCAGCAGACGCGTTATTGTCGCCATGTGGGAACCAAGGATTTCGATTTCAGCCACGCTCGTCAACTCCGTTCTTGTCGGCTCGCCGCGTTTCCCAGTAGGTGATCGCTACCGCTAGAGCTGGCCAGAGGTGGCCGCTGATACCGTACAGTGGTCCGGGCGATCGCTTGCTCCCAATTGCCGTATCCTTACCGCCAAACCGCGCTATCAACGCCTCTCGAACGAACGAATCTTTGCTGATTCCTCCATGCCCGCAGACATGCGCAGCCGCGACCTTACGCGGGATCATGAACGTCCGGTGATCTCCGAACTGCTGAAGGAATCTTCCGGTCCAGTGGCAGGTGTCAAAAAGTTTGTCGCTGGCTAGAACTCCAAATCCACGGATCTGCTCGATAGCGCAGACAGCCCCTAGTGTCTGCTGCAGATGAGCGAGCATGGCATCGTTTCCTAGTTCCCCAAATGAACCGATACGTTCCCCATCCCAGAACACATACGCGGATCTTTCTGGCCCCGGATCAATGCCAATAACGCCTGTAACTACCACGACTGGCCCTTCCGCTGCGGTGTGCCGTGGACGGTGAAGCTCACGTTCACTCGCCGATCTCCACAACTTTGCCGTCTTCCGATTCCTGCTCGGATTTTTCCACCAGCGTCCCGTTGACCCGCATGGAAGCCTTTCCAGCGCCCACACTCATCAACCAAGACTCAGCGAACCCGCATACGTCGGGAGCCACGAAAACAACCTGAAAGCGCAACTCGCGACGGAAGCCTTTGCCTTTTGATTTTTCCAACTCAAGGCGAACGATTTCAAAATGCGCTAGAGTCTGGAAATCGGCCGATAGTTCCTTGTCGGAGAAAAGATCCTTCTGTTTGGGAGTGAGATTGATAGATCCCGCAGTGATCGACCCCTCCATCTTGCTTCCGGTGCAACTGTCGGGAAGGTCCTCCCACTTCATGGCCTTCGACACCGAAGTGGTGAGGTCAGACGAAAAGTGTAGCTTTCCACCCTTCGAGTCACGCTCTAATTTTCTGAGAACGGCCCCGCTGAAATTGATTACCATTTCTCTCCCTTCCGCTGCGCTTCGAGAATCATCTCCACGTCCGCATCGCTCACGCCGAAATCACCCATCTCCTGCGCCGCGCGTGGCTCCGGTCGCGTGAACGGACCGAAGCGGGTTTCTAGCTGTTCTCGCGCCAGCAGCATCGTGCCAACGAACGCCGACAGAACGGTTTTTAGTGCCTCTATAAATTTCTCGTCGCGGTGCACGCGCAGCGGCTGGATCGATAACCGCGGGTGGTACGAGAAAATGTCCACCCACTTGCGATCGGTGATCAGCATGCGCCCTTGGAGTTGCGCCATGTAGTCGTCTCCAACCGTTCCCGTCAAAGCGTATTCGACCTGCGTTTGGATGAGCGGGCACTTGATCTCGAGATCCCCTACCTCGCCGATCAGGCGATCAGGAGAACACCCGATCAGCCCGTCATCAGTCGTAATGAATCCCCCGGGCGTCGTCTCGAAACCAGTCATGATTTCGTAGGCGAGTATAGCCTTGTCCTCCAACTCCTGGCCACGCACCATGTACTCGCTCTGGTAGTTCTCCACCTGCTCGCCGGTGATGTACTCTGCCAGCAGCCGATACATGTAGCCAGGTGCCTGACTTGAAAGTTGCAGTTTTTTTGGGGTGATCACACGGTGAAATTCAGACGAGGTCGGGATTCCCAGCCTGAGCGCGTACCACTCCTGGGAGCGAGGTTCAACATCGTGGAAGATCACGCGCGAACTCCCATCGCTTTTGCTATTGCGATAGATCCGCGAACGTCGGCCAGAGCATCATGCGCGTCTTGCAGTTCAATTCCAAAATGTTTGCACAACTCCGAAAGCTTCAAGCTTTTGAAATTAGTTCCGGTCTCTCTGGCGTACCACAATGCCCGCTGTAGCGAGCACATCACCTGCGGATGAGCCCCCAAGAATTGACCGTGACGCGAGAACATCGCCTGGATGCGGGGCCCATCGAAAGCGGCTGCGTTGTGCCCAGCGAGCCGCGCTACAGAATACGGACGCCCGGTTCTTTTGCTGATGAGTTCAATCGACTTGTACGACTCCAAGAATCTGGAGAACGAGGCAACCGCGATAATCTCCGCGACCCCATCCCGCTTCCACACTTCGGGGTCGTAGTGATTCAACTTCAGAGCCTCTGGGTCGGCTTGGCTCTCATCAAACTGAATCTTTTTTTCGAATGTGCCCAATTCGTTCCACTGGTCGTCTACAGCCACGGCAGCGAGTTGAATATCTGGACTCGTGGCCAACAGTCCGCCCGTCTCAAGATCAAAAAAAACGGTACTCACTCGGCTTGCCTCGCGTCGATCTCGATGTCGGTTTCTTTGTGGTAAGTTTTTATCGGACAGTACAACTGGTTGCCTCCCACGCAAAACCGAAGCGCCGCCGTCCGAGGCATAGTCACTTCACCCCATTTATGTTGATAGTGATCATTTTTATGGGAATTATATACTTTAGTCCCATGGTTGCTCGGGTTTGGAATAAGTTCCGTCAGGTTGGCGGATTCGGCCATCGAACAGCCTCGCAGGGCCTTCGGCTTGTGGATTCTTCCACTGATGGTCTCCTTCGTGCCCGTACCATAGTTGGCATGGCCCTTTAAAAACGTGAATCTCATTGCATTGCATATCAAGCTCTCTCTAGCCTTTTTTGGAATTTGGTTTTCTCTTTTTCTTCCGTCCCTTTGGCTGCTTATCCTTCGGGCGATACGCGAGGACGGCGTCTGTTATCCGGTCCAGTTCGGGAGGCGTCTTCATGACTTCCTCCCCACGACGGCGGCAAGGTACGCCATCCACATGTCGTCACCTATGTTGCGGAGCGGCGTCCGTTCCTCTGTCGGATCGCCACACGTCTCGCCAGTTTCACCCAAGTTCCGAGCGTTGTAACCAGCTTCCAGTTCGGCGAGGTCCTCTTCCGTTAAGTCCTCGAAATACTCGGGGTCCATGTCGTTACAGCCGTGCTCATGGAACTAGATCTTGGCACTGCGAGTGCTTTCCGGTGATGCAGGGCGTTGAATGGTAGGGCATTACTTCGCTTCCTCCACCGCGCGTCGCTTGGCCACGAGAAAATTGATTGCCACTTTGTACGCGCCCTGCTGGATGTCCGACAGCACCTTGCAGCCCATCATCTCCATGAACTTTGAGCGGGCGGTCGGAGAAAGCTTGCATTCGTCCATCAGGCACTCGATGTTGCGGACTTGGTCCTCACTGATCGCACTGATCGAATCCGCGTCATCGTCATCACCGATGAAGCGTAGGTTGAGCATCATCTTCGCAACGTAGCGCTGGCCGTACGAAGTCGTGCTTCCGGTGCCCTGAATCTCGTTCATCGAACCAGATTTGTCGCGCGGCAGGTACAGTACAGCTCCGCGCGAGTGGCCCGCGACGTGAGACAGCAATCCGTGGATCGGTATGCCCTGCGGAGTCACGTCGCCCGAAGTAAACGTCAGAGTGAAGCCTTCTCTGTCCAGAATCGGATTTATGATTTCCTGGATGTCATCGAACGAGGCGTACTTAGAGTTGTGCGCCTTCGAGGTTTTCTTGATCGGCGGGAACTTCATGCGAGAGAACGCGGCGATGAACTGCTTCTCTGCATCGCGCCGCTCGGCCTGCTCCTGCATGTCCATCAGGCCCTTGATGCGCTCCAGTGGGATAGACAGATCACGCGCGAGGCCGGCGAAAACTTCCAGCACGGTCATGCGCTCGGGGAGTTGCGGGGCGTCGATGATCGAGAGTTGCTTGTCGCTCATTCCGCCACCGCCAACCAGTATTCCGCCGAAGTATGTACGATCAGCCGGAGAGGATTTGCCCCGAATTCCGTTTTTCTCTTGACGTATTCCTCACGAGTCGTCTTTGCGACGATCACGCATTTACCATGCTCTTCATCTCCAGGAATCCAGTGATCCCCAATCACGCATCCTACGTGCAGATCACGCTCGCTCCACAAAGCGAAGTTGCCGTACTTCTCGAGTTCGGCCTGCGTCTTCTGTGTTCCAGAAACCACTTCGTTCGCTTGGTTCATTTGGTTTTCTTCCCCAGGACTTTCGTTAGCAGCCGGATGATCACGTTCGAAAGCGTGCGTTGCTCAATTTTGGCCCGCTCGTGCAACTGCGCCGCTAGTTGTCGCGGCGCCCGGAATGCCAACTGGACTGTTCCTTCGCTGTTGTCTTCATTCGCCATTGACTACCTATGCTAGACCGTGTCAAACGGTTTGTCAAATACTATTTTCGTCCCAACCGCGCGTCTGCCAAGCGGCGCTGTCTCCCTAAATTGCGCTCCATCGCTTCGGCGTGCAACCGATCGCGCACCTCGCGTGGTTTCGGCCCGGGCTTGGCACCGCCCATCTTCGCGCGCTGCTTGCTGCCCATCTCCACTCGGCAGGGCCCACGCCTGGTGCGCCAGTCGTCCGGAATCTTGTCGCGATCCACGTCGCCCCAGCCTTGCGCGATCATCGCGTCCAGTTCGTCCAGCGGCTCGGTCATGCGAACTCCAGAACTTCCTGCGACAGCCGCTTGGCCGCGATCTCGCAATAGCGTTCCTCGATCTCGATACCTATGGCCCGACGGCCATTGCGTTTAGCAGCCCAGAGTGTAGTTCCGCTGCCTGCAAATGGATCGCAAACTAGATCACCTAAATGCTTGGAAAGCAAATGCGACAGAAGCGCTACTGGTTTTTCGTGTGGATGTTGTCTTCCGGCACCGTTGTGCGCTGGTCCGCTCTCCCAACTAGGAACAGGCCTGAACCTCAGTACGCCCTCATCACGGAATCCATGCCAACCGTCCCCGCTGATATAAATCTCTTCCC